AATTAGATAGAATAACTGTTTCTCAAAATGTTTACACAAATAATCTTATAACATTATTAAAAGACAAAGAGGTAAAGGATGACCAGAGCCAGTGATCTAGCAAAACTATTAGGAGCAGGTGGTACAGTTGGAGGTGCTGTTACATCCAACTCTGGTGTTGTAGTAGATAACATTACCATAGATGGCACAGAGATAGATTTGTCTAGTGGAAACTTAACACTAGATGTAGCAGGAAAAATTATACTAGATGCAGACTCAACTGGTTCTGTAGAGTTCCATGATGGTGGTACAAAATATGGTACTGTAAGTACAGCAAGTAATCATATGTATATAACATCTTCTATTCAAGATGGTGATATTGTATTTCAAGGTAATGATGGTGGTTCTGGAATAGAAGCTGCACGATTTGATATGTCAGAAGGTGGTAAATTAGGTCTTGGAACTGGAGAACTTGGCATTGGAATTTCTGAACGTCTTACCATAGCAGGTGCAGGAAATACAGCTAGAATAAAGTTTTCAAGAAGTAATAGTGCATCTACAGATGATGATTTTGGTAGAATTATATTTAATAACTCAGCAAACACAGATTTAGCTAGTATTAGATGTATAAGTATGAGTGGCAATACTGAAGCAGGTCTTATTTTTGCTTGTGGTGGTGGCGATACGGAGAGGGCTAGAATTGATAATTCAGGCAATTTATTAATTAATACAACCACTTCAGCAACAGCCGTAGGTATTGTGTTAGGTGGTAATGGTCAAACAACAATGAAAAGAGGAACATTAGGGGATGTTATGTTCTTTGTCAATTCAGGTTCAGGTAACACAGTTGGTAAAATACAAATAGGTTCTTCTGCAACAAGTTATGTGACATCTTCAGACTACAGATTAAAAGAAAATGTAACAACTTCTTGGGATGCAACCACAAGACTAAAGCAACTCAAGCCATCTCGTTTTAACTTTATTGCAGATGCAGATACTACAGTAGATGGTTTTCTTGCACATGAGGTAAGTAGCATAGTTCCTGAAGCAATTACTGGCAAGAAGGATGGAGTAAAAGTATGGGAAGATGGAGATGAATTACCTGATGGTGTTTCTGTAGGAGATAATAAACTAGATGCTGATGGGAATACTATTCCAGATTATCAAGGCATAGACCAAAGCAAACTTGTACCTTTACTCGTGAAAACTATACAAGAATTAGAAGCAAGAATAACAGCATTGGAGAGTGCATAGTGCTAGGTCACTCATCCATTGCCGAAACTTCGATTGCCGATGTAGGGGGTATTGTATTAGGTGGCATTGCAGAAATGAGTGCTATATCAACTAAGACTTCTGTAGGTGTTGGTATACTTGCAGGTATTGCAACGATGGATGGTAACTTCACTCAAACATCTACGGCAACCTTTATAAGTTCTGGTGCATCAACAAGTCAGAGTTTTGATTTTACACAAAGTGCCGCAGCAAACAGATTAGATGTATCCGAGATAGATTTAACAACGGAGTTTACTCAAACATCAAATGGTATTATGATAAGGTCAGGTGTTGCAAGTAAAGATCTTAATTTTACTAAAACATCTATTGGAGATATTAAGTTTGTGGAAGTTAATGCAAGTGCGACACCAGAGAGTTACACAGAGATAACACCAAGTGGTGCAGAAAGTTGGACAACAATAACTCCGTCTGGAACAGAAACATGGACAGAGATACAATTATAAAAGTTAAACTTAACTTTTAGAGAGGCAAACATGGCAAGTACATATACATCAAACATAGGAGTTGAAAAGATAGGTGCTGGTGAACAAGCTGGTACTTGGGGTAATACTACAAATACAAATTTAGATATTATTGACAGAGCTATAAATGGTGTAGGTTCTATTAGTCTATCTGGTACAACTCACACATTAACAACTAGTGATGGCACATTGTCAGAGGGTGGTAATAAAGTTTTGGTTTTAGGTGGATCGCCATCTGGTACAAATACAATTACAATATCACCTAACGATCAAGACAAGATGTATTTTGTACATAATAATTCTGGTCAAACTGCTACATTTACACAAGGATCTGGTGCTAACGTATCTGTTCCAACTGGATCTAAAGCATTAATATTTGCAGATGGCGCAGGATCTGGTGCAGCGGTAACTGATTTGTTAGATGGTTTGTCCTTTGGTGGAACTAAAGTTACCTCTACTGCTGCAGAGATTAATCTTATGGATGGCGGTACAAGTGCAGGAACTACAGCAGTTGCCGCAGGTGATGGTATTGTTACTAATGATGGTGGCACAATGAGACAGACCACTGCCGCTACATTTTCTACATATTTTAATGCTAATCTTGTATCAGTGCCAAGTGCTATTACGTCAACATCAACATTAACGCCAAGTGCAGCACAATCTATATATCAAAAAGTTGATACATCTGGCGGTAATGTTACATTAACTTTAGCAATAGGTAGTTTGGCAATAGGTCAGTACATAATTGTGGATAAAACAAGTTCATCTAACACATTAACTTTAGCTTACCCATCTAACTCACAAGGTGTAAGTCTTGGTAATTCAGCGTCTTTTGCAATAGCTATAAATCAAAATGGAACTATTTTTACTTTTGTAGAATCAATTAAATATTAGGTGATACATGGCAATACCATTAATATCAAATGTAGGATTTACTGAAGTAAGTTCATCAGGTGTTTTAAATGACAAGGCTGGTACTGCAAAAAGTAAATTGCCTGTTCAATTATTTAAGTTGTCTGGTGCTATTACAGGTAATCTGCAAATGAATAATGATTCTGCGCATAAAAAAATAATACTTGATACCAATGGTAATAATATAACAAACTCTGGTGGATCACCTCTTACAACTAACTCTAGCACTACACTTGAGTTAAAAGGTAGTGGTAATGTGCAATCTACATTAAAGACATTTACGTCTAGTGGAAGCGGTGATACCACAATAAGTGAAGCCGATAACTCTACCGTTGCTGTACAAACAGACACTCACGAGTTTGATACATTATTAGTTAATGATGTTAGACCTGATCCGGGCAATAGTTTTGGAAGTGGTGGCGGTACACCTTTTGGAGATGGAAATACAACAGTAACAAAGCCAAACACGGGTAGTGCTACTGGTATGCTTGTAAGTGAAGCATACTATAGTACAAATTATGCAACTCTTTTTGGTGGTGTAGGACTTGATAATATCAATAGATCTGATTTTGGTATGTCTTTTACACACGCTTTTGTGGAAGATGGCACACGAATAAGTGGTCGTATTTCTGGTCCATCAAGTTCGGGTGGAACAGGAGGTACAAGTACATTTGATGGTGGCACTTCAAAGCGACCAGATACAAACACAACTCATTCTCATGCAGGTGCAACATATCGTTTTATGAGATGGAATACTGCTTTGGTAGGTGTTAATAACGGTAACAGTGGAACATTTGCAATAGAAATGTTTATAGACTCTGCCACAGGTAAAGCAGTTGTTGCAATTGTAGGTGGTCGTGGAGCTTTTAATCAAATTAGAAACGTAAGTGTTACAGGTCCAACAGCAGGTAGACGATTTATATTTACAAATAATTTAGCAATATCATGTGTTTTATCTGGTACCGATCCTTTTAATGCAACAGTATCGGCTGGCGCAACTAATCAAGTAGATAGAGATTCTACAGACAGTTCTTTTAGTTTAACTGGAACTATATCTGGTAATGATGGCAGTAGCAGACCTTTTGCTCTAAAAGATATTAATGATGGAACTGGCAGTGTTAATGAAGATGCTTATACAGGAACTAAATCAGTGAGTGCTTTCTAATGCCATTAAATAAATTAACATTCAAAGCAGGTATATCTTCAGACATTACCCCTTACAGTAATGAAGGTGGTTTTGTTGACGGTGATAAAATAAGATTTAGATTAGGAACTCCTGAAAAAATGGGTGGTTGGTCTAAGTTTAGTCCTAATACATATGAAGGTTCTGCAAGAAGGCTACATAATTGGGTTGCTCTTGATGGCTCTGACTTCTTAGGATTAGGAACAGAGTTAAAATACTATATAGAAGAAGGTCAGACATTTAATGACATAACACCTGTAAGAGCAACAACTAGTTCTGGCGATGTCACTTTTTCTGCATCAAACGGATCTGCTACAATAACTGTTTTAGATCCAGCACATGGTGCTAATGAAAATGATTTTGTTACATTCTCTGGAGCAGTTTCTTTAGGTGGGTTAATAACTGCAGCAGTATTAAATACAGAACATAAGATTATATCTTTAATAAGTTCTAATTCTTATACTATAACAGCATCTGCTACAGCAAATTCATCAGATACAGGAAATGGTGGAAGCAGTGTTATTGGAACCTATCAACTTAATACTGGTTTAAATACAACAGTTGGTGGAACTGGTTGGGGTGCTGGTCAATGGAGCGGAACAACTAGTAGTGCTTTATCAACACAACTGGCAGAAGCATTAGATAATAGCGAAACTGCTATAAATGTTGATGATGAGACAGGCATGAACACAGCTAATGATGTTATACTTATAGATAATGAGCTTATGCTTGTATCGGCAACTACGGATGATAACACAATGACTGTAACTCGTGGTCATAGTGATACAACAGCAGCAACACATGCAGACAATACATTAGTAAGATTGGCAGTAGGAAATGCTTTAGCTACAGACGATTTTGTTGGTTGGGGTAGTGCAGCATCTATTACAGTTCCCGGAGCGCAAATAAGACTGTGGTCACATGATAATTTTGGAGAAGATTTGTTAATTAATCCTAGAGATGGTGGACTATTTTATTGGGACAGAACAAATGGACTAAGCTCAAGAGCTATAGAGTTAAGTGCAACAAGCACCTTTTCTGGTGAAACAAGTGTTCCACAAATATGTAAACAGATAATTGTATCAGATAGTGATAGGCATGTAATAGCTTTTGGTTGTGACGGATTAGGAGTATCTTCCACAACAACACAAGGTAATGGAGTTCAAGATCCTCTTTTAATTAGATTTTCATCACAGGAAAATCCTGTTGATTGGTTTCCTACTACTACAAATACAGCAGGAGATATAAGACTTGGTGGTGGATCTGAGTTTATGCAGGCAGTAGAAACAAAAGAGCAAATATTAGTATTTACTAATAAGAGCTTACATTCTATGAGATTTATTGGTCCGCCATTTACATTTGGTATAAAAGAACTTTCTAAGAATATAACTATAATGAGTCCCGCTGCAGCCATAGCTGTTGATGATAGCGTTTATTGGATGGGCGTTGATACATTTTATATGTACACAGGTCAAACACAACAGATACCTTGCAGTGTAAAAGATAAGGTGTTTCTTGATTTTAATTTTGAAGAAAGAGACAAGGTACACGCTGGAGTTAATTCAGAGTTTAGTGAAATAATATGGTTTTATCCTAGCGCAAGTAGTACTGAAGTTGATAAATATATTACATATAATTATTTAGAAAATGTTTGGTATTTTGGAAGTTTAGCAAGACAGGCTTGGCTTGATAGGGGTATTAGAACTTTACCATTAGCAACAGGTGGGCAGTATTTATACAATCACGAAACAGGTTTTGATGATGACGGATCAGCTATGACAGCGTTTGTTGAGTCTGCTCCTATGGCTTTAGGCAATGCAGGAAAGTTTGCATTTGTTAATAGAATTATACCAGATATAAACTTTAGTGGCTCTACATCTATTAATCCAAGTGTAGACTTTACTGTTAAGGCTAGAACGCACTCTGGATCGGGGTTTACGCAAACAGATACAGAAACCACCCAAAGGTCATCAACAACTCCTGTAGAAGCGTATACGGATAAACTAGACTTAAGAGTTAGAGGCAGAACATTTGCTCTTAGAGTTGAGTCTACTACTATAGGAACAAAATTTAAACTTGGATCACCGCAAATTAATGTAGTACCAGACGGAAGAAGATAATGTTAGTTGTAAGTATACCGCAATATGTACAAGGTCTTACAAATGCTAAAGTTGATTTAACATCAACTGGTATAACAACTTTATATACCGCCCCAGCGTCTGCTGATTTTAATGCCTCTGTTGTTAATAGCATTATAGTCTCTAATGATTCTGGTAGTGCTGACACAATAACAGTAACAATTACTAATGGTGGTAATGTGTTTAGTTTATTTAAGGTAAAGGCAGTTGCAGCTAACACATCAGTAGAATTATTAACAAGAGATTTAATTTTACAAAGTGGAGAGATAATAAAGGTAACAGCAGCTACTGCCGATAGATTGCATGTTGTAGCAAGTATACAAGAGTTTGCCTTACACAGAACTCCACAGAGTGCTTTATAATGACAGCATTTATGTTGGCATGCTATCTAAACGGAGTCGCAGACGGACAAATATACTTTCGATCAGCGGCAGATTGTGTGACGTTTTCTAAATACTTGAGTAAACAAGAGTATGATATGAAAGGTAAGACACAGGTTTATGATTGTATTTGTAAACTTGTGCCATTAGTAAATGAAGAGAAGGTGAGGGTATATTAATGTTACAGGCTTTAATAGGTCCAGTTACAGGACTGCTAGATAAATTTATTCCTGATGCTGATGAAAAGGCAAGAATTGCCCATGAGTTGGCTACTATGTCTGAAAAACATGCCCAGCAACTTGCTCTTTCTCAGATAGAGGTTAACAAAGCAGAAGCTGCAAGTGGTTCTATATTCAAAGGCGGGTGGCGTCCAGCGGTGGGGTGGGTGTGTGCGATTGCTTTTGCTTATCATTTTATACTTAAAGACTTAATTATATTTGGTGCATCATTTGCGGGTGCAACATTACCAGAATTACCTGAATTTGATATGGGTACACTTCTCACGGTTCTTGGCGGCATGCTAGGAATTGGCGGCTTGAGGACATATGAAAAGCAGAAAGGATTAACCAAATGAGTTTATATAGAAACATACAAGCTAAGAGAAGAAGAATAGCCGCTGGTAGTGGTGAGAAGATGCGTAAGGCAGGTGCAAAAGGAGCGCCTTCTAAGAAAAATTTTAAAAGAGCAAAGCAGACAGTTAAGAAAAAGAAGTAATGATTAAGAAAAAAGATCCAAGAGTAGGAACAGGTAAAAAGCCAAAAGGTTCTGGTAGGCGTTTATATACTGATGAGAACCCTAAAGATACAGTAGGTATTAAGTTTGCTACACCAGCAGATGCTAGGGCTACAGTTGCTAAAGTTAAGAAAGTTAATAAGCCTTTTGCAAGAAAGATACAAATACTAACAGTTGGAGAGCAGAGAGCAAAGGTTATGGGTAAGGGTGATGTAGCAAGTATATTTAAAAGAGGCAAAGAAAGTATTAGGAAAGCAAATAAGAAATGATTTGGACATGGTTAAGGTTATCAAAGTTTTTTAATAAGATAGGTAATTATTTTTATTACAAACATGTACAATGTGTTAAAAAGAATCAAGGGAGATAGTCGTGGATATAGAGCAACTAAGATTAGAGATAGAGGCAGATGAGGGGAACGTTCCTGAAATATACCTTGATCACCTTTCGCTAGAAACTTTTGGAATAGGTCACCTTGTAAAAAAGACAGATCCAGAGCATGGTATGCCTGTTGGTACACCAGTAAGTAGAAAACGTATAAACAGTTGTTTTAACGATGATATACAAGGAACTATAGAAGATTGTGAGAAGTTGTATAAAGATTTCTTTAAACTACCAGAAGAAGTAAAATTAATATTATGCAATATGATGTATAATCTGGGGTACACAAGGCTCTTAAAATTTAGTAAACTAAAGAAAGCTGTAAATGAGAATAATTGGGAAGAGGCATCATTGCAGATGCATCAATCAAAGTGGAGAACACAAGTACCAAACAGAGCAGAGAGATTAATAAATAGAATGAAAGCAGTAGGAGCTTAACATGTTACCAGCAATTTTAGGGATGGCAGCATCCTCATTAATACCAACAACTGTTATGCCTGCATTTATGGCATCTGCTTTAGGAACGGGAATAGGAACGTTATTACAAGGTGGCAGTGGACAAGATGCATTACAGAGTGCAGCTCTTGGAGGGCTTGGTGGATTTCTTGGAGGAAAACTAGGTGGTGGGTCATCAGCATTTGGTTCTGACCCTACTCTTGGTGCATCAGAATTAGCTGGTGGAGCAACTAATTTAATACCAAAAGATGTTGGAAGTTATGCAGACTTAGTGGCAAAAACAGGAGGACCAGCTACAGCAGGTACAATGTCTGGAGATTTGTTTATGCAAGGATTAACTAGACCAGAGGCAATAGGGACAGGTCTTGGTGGTTTAGCTGCAAGCTCAATGCAAATGCCAGAATATCAAAAGCCAAAAGAAGATGAAGAAATGCCAAGAGGTATGCCAATAAAGAATACATCAGTTTTTCCTGAAATGGGATACGATGCAGGTAAGATGGGTGAATTTGATTATAGAATAGCTAAAAACTATGCTGAAGGTGGTGAAGTAGAAAGTGCAATGTCACCTATGGATATGGGTCTTGGTGGTATGACTGAAGATGGCATGAATGATAAAGAGCTAATAAGTAGCGCTATAGACGTTATACAAGGCGAAATACAAGACCCAGATCAACAGAAAGTTATATTAGGTCAATTTATAGCAGAGTTTGGTCAAGAGGCTTTACAAGACCTTATGCAAAGAGTTCAATCTGGAGATATACCAACTGGTCAACAAGAAGGAGATGGCATGGTAGAGGGTGCTGGTGACGGCATGGCTGACATGATACCTGCTTCTATGGAAGGAGATCAAGATGTATTACTTAGTGATGGTGAGTTTGTTGTTCCTGCTGACGTTGTTAGTGGCATCGGAAATGGGTCCTCAGATGCAGGTGCAGATAAATTAGAAGGTATGATGGATAGAGTAAGAGAATTAAGAACTGGTGGTAAGACACAGCCACCTGCTATACCTGATGAGATGATGTTGCCTGCATGATCTTTACAGCGATACCTAGAGAAGTTCTAGACGTTGTATGGCAGGATGTAGCTTCAATGCTTGCAAAGGCAGTAGCTACAAGTAATGGTAAGTTTCATATAGATGATATTTACCGTGATATAGAAAATGGTACTTATAGTTTATGGCTTGCTATAGACAAAGAAGCAGAAGGAAACAAAGTGGTAGCTGGTATAACAACAAGAATAATAGCATATCCTAACAAGAAATCACTGGCTATGGATTGGATAGGTGGTAATAGAATGTCTGAATGGATGCCACTTGCAATGGAAAAATTAACAAAGTTTGCTCAAGACTGTGATTGCTGTGCATTAGAGGGCTATGGCAGAAAAGCATGGGGCAGGGTATTAAAGAAGTATAATTGGAAGCCAGATTATATTGCATACAAAATGGAGATAGACAATGGGTAAAGGTTCAAAGGCGCCACCGCAACAAACAGAGCAAAATATAGTACAAAGTAATTTGCCTAAATATTTTGAGCCATATGCTATTGATATGATGAAAAGGGCTGAGGCCGAATCCAAGCGTGAATACACTCCTTATAAAGGTCAAAGACTAGCTGACGAAAATACAGATACTATGGCATCTAGGCAAATGGCAAGAGATGTTGCTAGTGGTGGTATAGCAGGATTAGGAACTGCTCAGAGCGGTACATCTGCTGGAATGAACAGGGCTTTACAAGGAATGGGATTCCAATCACAAGATTTTGACTCTGCTCAAGCACAAAAATATATGTCACCATATTTGCAAAATGTATTAGATGTGCAAAAACAACAAGCAGTATTAGATTTTAATAGAGGGCAGGCTGATCGTAACTTTGCAGCTAGTCAAGCTGGTGCATTTGGTGGATCTAGACAGGGTGTACAACAAGCTCTTGCAGGTGAGGGTCTACAAAGACAGCTTGCAGAAATACAGGCAACAGGGCAACAAAAAGCATTTGAGCAAGCTCAACAACAATTTGGGGCAGATAGAGATGCAAGAGCGCAGGCAGAGAAGATGGGTTTATCTGCAGCTGAAAGCCTATCTGGACAATCTGCTCAACTTGCTGCGCTTGGTGAAAAAGCTAGAGCAGGTGATATAGAGTCAGCTCAATTATTAGAAAAAATAGCAAAGGACAGACAAGCTAGAGAGCAGGCTGGATTAGACTTAAGTTATGAAGATTTTATAAGGCAAAGAGATATGCCAAGAGAAGATCTTACATTTTTATCTTCTATTCTTAGAGGGGTTCCTGTGCAACCTTCTACAGAGACAACTAAGTTTCAACAATACAATCCAATTAAAGATCTATTAGGTACAGGCATAGCAGGTCTTGGACTATATAAAGGATTAACAGGCTAATGATGAATTTATTACAAGTTCAAGATGATTTAAAAAACTTTTCTCAAGATCAGCTTGTTAAAGAAATGCAACAGCCAAGTGGTTCTACACCACAGTTTCTTGTTTTATCTGAGTTAAATAGAAGAAAAAGAGTTAAGGGCGACTTTGAAGCTAGACAGGCACAACAACAACCTACAGTTGCCGAAGAAGCTGTCGCATCAGCAGGAGTACCTCAACAAGGTATGATGGGCATGTCGGAAGCAATGGCTCCTCAAAGCGCAGTATCAGATGGTGTTGGTACAAGCGCACCTATGAAGATGGCTTCTGGTGGATTGGCACAATTTGGTAATGAAATAAGAGAAGGTATGGGTCAGGAGATAGATCCTTATCTAGATGGTGTGCAACAAGAGGCAGAGCAAAAGTTTAATATTGATTTAGATAATCAATCAAATCCGATGCAAATGCCCGGTCCAAGAATACCAATGCCACAACCTATTGGTTTACAAAGACCGCTACCACCACAAATAGGAATAGGTGGAAAGGGTGCAATTAGACCTGCGGTTATGCCTAGAGAATATTTAAGAGGTAACGTTCCTTTTGGTGGTCAGTCTAGAAGGTTTGCAGAAGGTGGGGTTATAAAAGCGCAAAATGGATTGCCAGAAGAGTCTAAGTTTGGTGATGACTTAGTTAATTATGTTGGTGGTAGCTTTCCCGCTGCTATAGAAAATCTTAATACGTTAGGAGGATATTTAAATCCTTTTAATTATTTTGGATCAGACGAAGACAAAGAAACAGAGGCAGTTGAAGAGGTTAATACTGCAGGAATAGATACAGCAACCAACGATGCTACTGTAAAGATGCCAGAAAAAAAACTTGAGCAAAAGTTAAATTTAACTTCTGCAGAGCCTGAGGTTTTATCAATAGAGCAAGAATTATTAAAGAGGCAGGCTGGATTAGATAAAGATAGAAACTTTGATAAGTATATGGCATTAGCTCAAGCAGGGCTAGGTATACTTGCATCAGACAAGCCAACACTAGCACAAGCTGTGGGTGAAGGTGGTATGAAAGGTCTAGATGCGTTTAATGAAGCTAATAAGCGTTATGAAGAAGGATTAAACGATATCCTCAATGCTCGGTCCAAGCTACAACAAGCTAAGATAAAAGCATCTGGAAAAGGAACGCTTGATCGCAAGGGGGCCTTAGCTGCAATAAGCTCTTATAATAATGATATTACTGCTGTTAGAAAAGCAATACAGGATGTAAACAACAGCGCTACAGATCCTAGAGAGCAAGCTGTAAGAAGAGCTGCTTTAGAACAAGAGCTTAACAGATTAAGGTATGAGCAGTCTCAGTTGTATGATTCAGCAGGTATAAGACAAAGACCAACAGTTAATGTAGCAGGGTTACCAGCAACACAAAAGAGTGGCTAATGGGATTATATTCTACAATAGATCCAACATCTGGTAAGTTATATGACTTCGAGATACAGGGTACTACACCAAATGAAGAAGAACTAGATAAGATACAAAATTATATATCTAGTGATGGTCTGCCTCCTCAAACTACAGATGTGGAAGCAAAGGAAGACGACAGTTTATTTACTACTGGTATAGGTCGAGGTGTAGATTTAATACAACAGGGCTATGGTTCTTCCTTAGAGGGGCTTGGTAAAACGCTTGGTCTTCAAGGATTGCAAGATTATGGTGCCAGTGTAGCTGAAAACAATACAAAAGAACTACAAGAGTCAGCCGCAAGTTCTAGACAGTTAGCTGATATAAATGATGTAGGCAGTTTTATAGATTATATGTCAGCAAACTTAGGGCAACAGCTACCCAACTTGGCACCTAGTTTAGCTGGTGGATATGCGGGAGCTAAAGCGGGTGCTTTCTTTGGGCCTGTTGGAGCTATAGTTGGAGGAGTTGTTGGAGCTACTGGTGCCAATATACCTTTTTTCTATGGTCAAAACAGAGAAGCTCAGAAAGAAGAGATAGAAAAAGGCAATAAAATAGAAATAGATGAGGGTGCTGCGTTTCTAGCATCTATACCACAGTCTGCTTTTGATGCTTTAGCAGATAGATTTCTTGTAAGAGGCTTTATGTCTCCATTAGTTTCTGGCGGAGGCTTGTTTACCAGAGGAGTAAAAGGAGCAGCGTTAGGTGTTGTTACTGAAACACCAACAGAAATTGGTCAACAAATGCTTGAAAGAGCGCAAGCTGGTAAAGATGTTTTTAGTAAAGAAGCTCTTGATGAATACATAGAGGTTGGTGTAGCTGCTGGCCTATTAGGTGGAACCATTAGAAGTTCTGGAGAAATAGTAGGCGGTAAAAGAGCTACCAATAAATCACAAGAACTATCTCAGGACCTTACATTGATGGAGCAACAGTCACAGCAAAGAGCTAAAAATTATCAAGAATTAAAGGGTATGAAAGCTCAGACTGTTATAAAAGGTCAGTCAGAAAGATTAGAAGACAAGCCTATACAACAAGTAGAGCCTTTTAAACAAAAATTAGGCAAACAGATGGTTCAGACAGCTGTCGATAATAAGGTAGCAAGAGAACAGGCTGATCCTACACAAGCGGCTAGAGAAACAAGAACTCCATTTAAGCCCATCCCCTTAGCGGACCTACCTAAAGACGAAGCGTTAAGAATAGCACAGCTTCGCCAAAGAACCGGAACAACAGAGCCAAGCGCAGATGTAACTATAGACGAGTTAGAATCTTCTATCGGGCCGGAGTCTGCACAACGCGAAAGAGTTAAGCAAAAGCCTATACTTTCACAAGGCAAGGCTTTGTTTGAAAGACAGATAAATAATGCACAGACAGATGAAGATATACAGATATTTGCAGAAGATGCCGCATATGTAACAAATGAGCTTGCCGCTACTGGTAGATTAAATGTTAAAAATCTACAAAGCATTTTAAATATGACTAAGTCAGAAGCAGAAGACACTATTACATTTTTTAAAGATTCTGGATATGTCAAGGATGCAGGAAAAGGTAAGTTAGTTAAAGATAACGATGATATCATTGATCTTAAAACAGAATCTGAAGCTATTAATTCTAGAGCAAAAGAAATAATAATATTACAAAAAGATATAGAAAAGAATAAAGCCAATATACCAGATGCTGATCAGCAGCTAGACACGCTTGCCCAAGAGTACTTAACGCTACAAGACGAGGCGGCAGCCGTAGAGAAAGCATCAAATCTTGTGTATGGCAAGGCAAAAAAGAAGTATTCTGCCAGTAAAATAGTTCCTGATTACAATGCAAAAAGAACATCAGATAAAACAGAGAAGGCAGACTTTACTGATGCCTATAAGTTAAAATTAACTTCTGTGATGAACGCATTAAAGACTCAGCTTAAAGATATGGGATTAAAAGATATTAGTCTTGAGGGTGAGTCAATTATTGAGAATGATGCATCTATAGAAGGGTATTTTAGCACATCACCCAGTGGAAAGCGTGTAATTGGATTAGCTATGGATCTATATGATCCCAATCTTACAGAGGCACAGCTTACAGAAAAACTAGGTGGTGTTATGAACCACGAGTTAATACATGCTTTAAAAGACATGAATTTCTTTAGTGAGCAGGAGTACAGCGTACTGGTTAATGCGGCCAACAAGAGAAAGTATGTAACAGAGATAAATGGTCAGCAGACAACAAGAAAATACACATACATGGAAAGGGCTGTACAGTTATATCAAGAGAAGAGTGACGGTACAAAATATACAAAAGAAGAGCAGGCAGAAGAAGCTATTGCAGAGATGTATCGTGATTATGCAGCGGGTAGACTGTCTGTTGTAGCTAAACCTAAATCAATATTTGATAAGATTAGCAGGTTTATCAGAGCTATATTTACATCTCACACTGACACAGGCTTTGCTAAGACTGATGATATATTTGAGAATATTAAATCCACTAATCTAGAAGAGAAGATTAAACAAAGAGCAAGTATACCAGCTGGTGCAAAAAGTAAAAGGCAATACTCTACAGCCGGTATAGTAGCAGGATACATAAGACCTCAGTTAGGTAATATAGAAAGAATAAAACAGTCATTCAAAGATGTTACAACTAGAATAGATAAATTAACTGAAGCTGCAGAAAAATTATCTCAAGGTAAAATTGATTACAAAAAGTACGATGAATTAGTTAATGATGTAAAACCAATAGTTCCCTATGAAACCGTACCTGCCCCTGCAACTGTAGAGCAAATGACAGAGGCATTAGCTGGAGAAAAGAAAAAAGCAATTATAAATAAGTTAGAAGAAATACCAGAAGGTACTAGAATAAAACTAAGATTAGATATACCAGCTTATACAACAAAAGGAACATGGGTTCCAACTATACATAATATGGCAGGCAAAGCTATATCACATGAGTCAACTGCTATTATAACAAACGCCGATTTTAGAATGACTGAATCTGATCAGCAAACAGGACTTGATATAGCTAGAAGAAAACCATTTGGAGTAGAGTTTAGAGAAACTGGTGATATTACAAAAGCAAAGAGAGTAACAAAAAGACCATATGCCACTATAACTGGTGATTTAGTAAGAACAACTCCTGACAGTTCTTTTGCAGAGGCTCAAGCGGCATTAAACGATCCCTCATTTATACAAGTGGGATTTGATCCTGAAAGACATTCCTATTTTTATGACAGAACAACAACACAACCTGTTGTAGCTGCTGAAAGAGTTATACAAGTTGGACCGCTTGTTATGGCTAAAAACCCTGTTTTTGAAGGTAAAGAGAACTTTAAGTATTCTAAAACAGGTTCTTCTATAGAAAGGGCCCGTAGAACATTTGACAAAGATGGCGATGCTCTTATTGATAGCACTATAGTTGATGATTATGATGATAAAGGCAATATTAAACCACAGCCTGAGTATCAAACTAATCCTGACCAAGCTACAGATGCTAAAATAGGAAAAGTTTTAAAAATTGATGCACTTAGAAATAATCAAATAAAAAGAAAAAATAAAGTATTTGATATACATTCTGACAATATAGAAGAAAAAGAAAGTAATAGAGAAAATGTTTCCATTATGCTTGCGGCTGAGGCAGAAAGGGCATTGCAAAAAGATAACAATGCTATTGGTTGGTATGGCAGAACATTAGATAAAACAAAAAAGTTAGTTACTAAGTTATTATATCCAAATATTAATAAACCAAGTGACAGACTTGCTTTTGATTATGCTTTATCTGTTACATCTAATGGCATAGGAGTTATACAAAATTTTGGTTATGCATCAGAACAATATGAGGGTTGGTTAAAATCTAGTGATATAGACTCAGAAAGAAGATTTCCAATAAGTGGTTGGGGCAAAAGAGTAGATGCTATGGAAAAGGCTTTTTCTTTTTATAATGCCATGAAAGATAATGGTGTATCTACAGAAGAATTTATAGAGTTTATGAATCATAAAACTACACCAGCTTTACTAAGACAAAACAGTTATATAATACAAACAGACCAAGAAGTAGACAGTAAAGAAGCCGCTAATGAGCCTGTTAACGGATCTTATATAATAGGTCCTAAGATAGGTCAGGGTTTTTATCAAAATTTAAATGGAAACTTTGAACCATTAACAATGGATATTTGGTTCACAAGAACTATTAATAGACTAACAGGTTTTCCGTTTAAACCACCTAAATTAGCATCTACATTAACAAAACAAATTGAAAGAGTTAATCTTGCTTTATCTGGTAAGATGAGAGATGGAAAAAAAGCTAATGCTCCTATAATAGATAATGAGCTATCAGATTTAGATATAGAATTAATCCAAAGAGCAGAAGAAGCTACGGGTATAGATGTAGTTACTGAAGCTAATATGTTTGAGTTTACTCAAAGACTTTATAAAGAATATGAAAGATGGAGAGGAAGAACAGGAAGAAAGTTTGAGAAAGAAACTGGCAGAAAAGCTAAAGAATTAACTTTAGAAAAATCAGAATTAATGAAAGCTGCAGATGCTTTTAGACTTGCTAGACAAGATGTAGAGCAAGAAGATCCAAGAGATACACAAGACAGGCAGGCATTTAGACAGATTGTAAATAGAGCAAGAGAAATATTAAAAGAAGATACTGGTACTGATATAAGTAATGCAGACTTTCAAGCTCTTATTTGGTTTGCAGAAAAACAATTTTTTGCAGCACAGGGCGTTAAAAAAGCACAGGGTGATGATAATGATTATCTTGATGGTGCTGTATTTTTATTACAATCAAAAGGAATAGAAAATGACAAAATCACAGAAGCACTTCCCGAAGCAGACAGATCAAGAGTCTATAGTAGAGCAAGTCCCTATGGAAGAGATGAACAATTTCGTGAAAGAGTTGCTGGAGAATTACAGGTCGAATCAGATACAGATGCCGGACTCGAAGGACTAAACGAAACTGACGCTATATACGAGTTTATAGATCCTGTTAGAAGAGTTGAAATAGAAGAAAAAGGCACTGATATAAAGTATTCTATTCTTTCTAGTATGTTTGCTAAAAACCCTTCATTATCATTTGTTGATAGACCAATGAAAGGTTTAGATACAGCATTTGGAGATGTTCTTGGTAATATTGAAGTTAGAAGAAAACAAAGAGAAGCTAGGAATAGCCCTGCAATAAAGCTGTTTGGTTTAGTAGAGAACATTAATGGCAATCTTGAGCATGTAGTAGTTCAAGAAGGAACTCATGTTGATTTAGGTAATGGTAAATATGGAGGCTTTGGTCTTGCTCATATAAGGGGTAAAAGATTAAATAAAGAAGGAAAGCCTATATTAAGTCATGAACAAGAAATATTAAGAAATCATGAGTACCCATCTGTTTTACATGCCATAGAAGCAATGTTAAGAGCATATAAAACACAAAGAGCTAACTTTAATAAACAGTTTTATGATGAGTTAAGGGATAATATGGGCATCAGAGTAGAGCCTGATGGGGGAATAGGCAATAATGATGTTAGAATAGAGTGGACTAAGGGTAGAAATAAGGATGGCAGTGATAATAAGCTAGTCATGTCACTTAAGTATGACAATACCACTTTAAAGAAAGGTGGATTGTTTGGTAAACCAGTTCAGGTATTACCGCTATATACGGTAAGAACTATATTTTCTACACCAAAACAGTCTGAAAAAAGAAAAAGATCACAGATAAGTTCTACACCAGTAAATCAAGTTAGCCCTAACACACCTGAGATCACACAAGATATAGAGGAAAGAAGACAAAAGATTAGATATGACAATCTTTCTGGTATTATTGCAAAAGGACTAGGTTTTATAATGCCACCCGATGTTGCCTCTGAGAAAGCTACAGACCTTTTAGTTGGCTTCCAAGATGCAATGCTACCTGTTGGTACATTAATGGATAATCTTAGAGAAAAAGGCATAAAGATAACAGATGCAGTAGATACATATCTAAGAGAAGAGTTGTATCAGGGTATAGCTGGTAGAAAAGTAGAGAAAGTTCAAAAAGAATTGTTTGAGCCATTTATGGCACAGATAAGAGGATTAAATATATCTGATGAAAAAGTTCAAGAGCTTAAAAATATTAAGGGTGCTGTAGATTTAGGGTTCTTTGGATTTGCTTCAGATAAGTATGAGAGCCAAAAGTTAGCGATTGTAGATGCTATTCTTTACGCGCGTCACGCTATAGAACGTAACAAGTTTATTAGAGATAAGACAAATGGCGTAAACAACGTTGGTTCTGGTATGACTGACAGAGAGGCTACACAAATACTTGATTGGGTTAATAGTTTATCACAAATAGAAAAAGCTAAGATAGATGACATAATAGCATCATCTAGAGAGATAAACGACAACACTATACAACAACGTATTGATTCAGGATTACTGCCAAGTGATACATTACAAAGAGATAGAACAGACCCTAACTCTATTATTGTTTATGACAACTATGTTCCATTACAAGGTGACCTAGATATTGAACAAGAAAAGCTATTGTACGATGAAGGCTATGGAAGAAAAAGGAGACTATCTAACTACTTTGGTATAGCTGGTAAAGAAGATAAAACTGCTAAAGGTAGAAAATACGATAACTATGCTCAAAACATAGTTGCATCTTTGATGGCTCAAAACAACAATGCTATTGCTAGGGGAGAGAGAAATAAAGTTGGCATGTCCTTCCTTAATCTTACCCGGGGCCAAGAAGAACAAGCTGATGGATCAACCGCTACTAACGCTACCTTAATTAAAGAAATGGAGAAAATAGCTGAAGATGTAAGTGGTGAGTCATTACAATCAAGAAGAGGTAGAGGTATTGATTCAGATAATGAACTAGAATTAAGAGAAAATGGTCAAAAAAAGATATTATTTATTAAAGATGCAAGAATAGCTCAAGCCATGAAAGGGGCTATGAACCCTCATCAAAGTAATAAATTAGTAAGAGCTATGGGTAAGTTTAACAGATATCTATCTGCAATAAATACTACATATAACCCATCATTTGTAATACCAAACTTGTTCAGAGACCTAGAGGCTGCGGGAGTAAACATCCAACAGTATGACGAAAAAGGTATAACTTCTGAAATAACTAAAGGTGCTTTTGGTGCTATAAGAGGAATAGTAAAAGAACTAAGAACTCCTAATGATAGCAGTGCTTGGGCTGAAGAATATAGGAAGTTTGTCGAGGCTGGCGGCAAGAACGCCACTAACCAGATGAGTGACTTACAAGACCAAATGGAAAATGTAAAAGGCTTGTTAGACGACATTAGCGAGTCTGCTGTTAAGCAAAAATTTGGTTTAAATAAAGGTCAGTTTGTAAATGAGAAAGGTAAAAGTTTAATTAAACTTTTAGATGATGTTAACACTGCAGTTGAAAATGGTGTTCGTGTAGCAACATTTAAAGCGTTAAAAGAAAGAGGTATGACTGCTTCTCAAGCTGCACAGGCGGCTAGGAACGTTACCGTAAACTTTGCCAAAGGTGGTGAACACAAGGCTTTCATGAATAGCTTTTACTTATTTTACAATGCATCTCTACAAGGGTCTATGGCACTAATAAACTCAGCTATTAAATCCCCAACTGTTAGAAAGGTTTGGGGCGGATTAGTATTATATGGAATGTTACAAGATCAAATAAATGGATTATTGTCAGGGGATGAAGATGAAGATGGCATAAAAGATTATGACGAACTTCCTAAATACATACTGGAGCATAACCTAGTCTTACCAACTTTTGGTTTAATGGATGATAAGTTTGTAACTATACCATTAAGCTATGGACTTAATATGGCAGTTAATTTTGGTAGGGCAGTTAGTAGAACTGCAAGGGGAGAATACACCGCTGGCGAGGCAACAAGCACCATAGTAGGAACTGCCGTAGAAAGTTTAAGCCCGATAGGTGCATTTGATCACTTTACAACATTTGTTGCCCCAACAGTTTTCGATCCATTCCTGAGTTTGGCTATCAACGAAGATTATAAAGGCGATCCTATATATAAAGAAAGCCCAACATTCTCATCAACACCTAAGCCTGACAGTCAACAATATTGGTCAAGCACGGGAAAAATACCTAAGTTTATTGCAAATGCATTAAATAAACTTTCGCTTGGAGATGAAGTTGAGGGCGGTTTTGCAGATTTCTCTCCTGATGCCATAGAGTTTTGGATGGACTATCTAACGGGTGGTGCGGGTAGGTTTGTACAGAGATCAGCAGAAATGCCTTTGAACATAGTAGAATTGCTAAAAGGAGACTTGGAGGTAAGTGTTTGGAGTACAATACCACTAGCCAGAAAGGTCATTGCTTCGCCTTCAGCAAGGCAAGACACGGGTAACTATTTAGATAATAGACAAGACTTATTTACTATATTGGCAAGAGTTGACTTAGCTAGGAAAGCGGGTAACACAGAAGAAGTTATCGCTATGTACGATAAATATAAAAAAGAACTTAGTATTGCGGGTAGATTAAAAGCCATAGACAATGCAAGAAACAGAATGGTAAGGCAGATAAGGGAAATAGAAAAGAACCCTAGAATTCCTGAAGAAACAAAAGAAAATATTGTTAGGCTTAGAAAAGAAAAGATAAGAGAACTTCAGCAAATGGGTCTAATACTTATGAGATCAGCGGGTTTTAAAAAGGCGGGCTAAAAGTTAATTTTAACTTTTGTGCTAAAAGTTTGTAATATGACTGATGCATTTTCTCGCGGCGAGCTGACGACAATGTTAATAGACGATGTGGCTAAAAGTTTGGGTTTCTAGGTACATTTTTTTACGCAGCGTCCGCCACATTTTCTACAAGTTTGTGTTTTTAGTATTTATTGGTTATTAAGCAGGTAAATTAGTAACGACTGATTACAATAATGTCGCAGTAGGTTTATATGGTCTTCGATCTAGGGATCAGATAAATAAGTATAAAAGCGACCATCTTGCACCAACTACTATCATACTATCATTTCTTTTTGGATTTAATTAATTCTGAGAGATACCATTGAGCCTTTTGTAAATCCTCTAATCCATTCTTATGATTAAATCTCCACATATACTTCATGATGTTACCCTGTAGGTAGAATTGGTAGCCATCTCCCGTAGCACTTTTTATTGCGTCTATGCACTCGACCCTACCTTTTCGATAGTGCTTGGGTCTATTTACGTTGTCATTCTTCTTCATTATCATCTTCCTTATAATCTTCTATGTTTTTTACACTATGTTGATTTATAAATATTGGAGTGTCATCCCCAACCCACGATCCTATGACATTGAAGTGAAACCAATCTATTGCAGTTTCCTCATCCATTCCGTAATCATGCATTAATATTAATAGGCATTTATCGTAGTCATATATAGCCACTTGTTTTCTATCGAAGGCACTTATACTACTTCCTACAAATGCATCGTCATACCCATCTGCTAGTTTCATTTATATCTCCTACTCTTTTAAAATATTTTAATTCAAAGTGTGCCATTGGCTCTTGATCTTGCCAATCGTTTCTATCTGATCTACCACCTTGCTTGATGGTGAACGGGGAAAAAAAGTCCAAATAAGCTAATACGTCTAGCCACGATACCAAAAGAATTGGAGTTGTATTTGTTTCTTTTCCTAATCTCCTAGCCTCTAAAACTTTTGCTAGTGATATTATGTATGTTGGGAATGTTCCAAAATTATGTGTTCTGCATTTTACTTCAGCCCAGCCAACCAGATTATCCTTGCGATATATCGAATAATCTAACTTATATGACATTGGCAGTTTGTGATAAACTATGCCCCAACATTTTGAGACATAGTTTAATGCTTCTTTTTCTCGTTTTCTGTCTTGAGAAGTTTCATATAAAGACCTAGCCATAAGTTAATTTTAACTTCTAGGACTTTTTTCTAACCACTCGACTACATCTGCTTTCTTGTAAAGTCTCTTAGGTCTATTCTTTGAAGACTTAATTATCTCAAAACTTTTTGGGAAAGTAGAATTTTCATCGTTGATTATATTGTATAACGTCATCCGACTTATAGAAAGATAATTAGCTACACCATCTAAGGTCAGATAATCTGATTGTATATCAGCATTATTCTCCGACTTTTTCTTGGTCATCTTCTTTCCTTTCGTCAGGTGTACCATCTTCATTGAGTTTTACCATAACAACCATGTACCTAGAGCCAACCCAATCTTTATGCAACTGTGGTGGCACATCATTAGGATGTATGGTCAGCCTTATATTAGTTCCGTTCTTGTCTTGCATCATAGATGTTTTGACTGCCTCAAAACTAACTCCCTCAATTTTATTTTCTTCTTCCATCTAACTCTCCCTAAAATGGTATTTCGTCATCTAGTTCATTACTAGATGAGTTTTGTTGTTGAGTTTGCTGAGGCTTGAATTGAGATTTGTCTTGTCTGTCTCTTTCAATATTGCCTATTATTCTGAGATAAGGACTGCCTGCCTTGCTGAGTTTTTTCCAACCAACTAGATTAAGTTTAGGCTGAGATATTCCCTCTTGCTTTTGCTTTATCAGGTCTTCTACAACTTCCATCTCTAATGAAAGCATACCTGAGTAGTCAGGGCTTTTTTCTGACTTCTTATCTTTTTGAGTAAACAAGCCACCCGTTGCGGGGTATTGATTATTTTCCATCGTCATTTTCTCCTTTGTTGTTGACAATTTCTTCTGCTCTCTTCTTGAAAGCGATCTCTACTTCTTCGTAGTCTTTTAAAGAGAGTTCTTTTAGTGTCTCTCTTGCCTCTTTATTATTTTTCCAAAAACCAACTATGTCTGCTCTGTTATGTTGTATTGGTAAAAATGTTATAAAGACCTCTTTGATGAACTCTATGCCTTTTACAGTCTCTTCAGTATTATCTAACTTTTTAAATGTTACCTCAGGCAGATCATCTTTATCTTCGTCTCCCTCTCCACTAACTGTACCGCCTTTTATTTCCTCAGGTCGTTCCTCTTTAAAACTGTCAGCCTCATCCTCTGCATACACATCGCCATGAAGACCAACTAACTTAAGTATAACTCTGTCCTTAGCCCTCTTCTCAGCCATAGCATATGGATAACTATTTTTATTATTTGATGGGGATGCCTCGCCTATAGACCATTCTGATTTATCGCCCATATGCCCCATAACCATTAAGCTAACAACTCTCTTACTGCTATCGCTTTCTAATATTTGAGGGGCATCAAACTTTATCTTTCTTGCAACTGCAACTTTTTCCAAAGCCTTATGTAAAAGCACATAAGTTCCATGACAGTTCCAACCCGCATCCGTATGGCTCATGCCGATTTCTTTCAAGGTATCGACAACCTTATCAGGTATATTAAATTTCATTTTTTCATCCATAGTTTTATTTTATCTTTTATTTTAAAGAAGATTTTGCAAATAAATAAAACGTCTTCTGCTTTACCTTTGCTCGTAGCCTCGACTATATGCTCTGCGATTAAAGACCTATCCTTAGGTCTTTCTCCAACTATTGGCTTTAGCTTAACAAAACCACTTTTCTTAACCTTTCTTACTACCCTCTTGGGTATCTTTACCTTGTCTTTCATATTATCCTCTCTTTATGTTGGTTACAAAAATCAGCAACAGAACAATAGTTGCCACAACGAGTATATTCTCCAACTCGTAATTCAATTTCATATGTATGTTTTTTTATGGGAACGTATGCCTTATCAGTTTCAGAGTGCCACTTAACATAATCCACCGCCTCTTGATAACTATCTAATACTCTGATTGCCCTCTTCTGACCTTTTTTCTTTACTGCCCATGTATCATTCTTCTTCCACATATCTTCATCACTACAAAGACCTACATCTCCATGTAAGTCAGACAAAATCTGTGCCTCTTGATGTAAAGCCATTCTTTCTTTTATGTATTTTGATATCTTTTCGTGATCCCACAAAGGTACATCAACAAAAACTATAGGTGCTTTTGGATAGTCTTCTTTTCTTTCAGCATCTCTTCTGTTCCAATCTCTCAGGATTGCACATATTTTTAAGCTATTTACGTTTCTTTTAGAAAGACCAACCTTGTTTGCAACTAAAAAAGCATAACAATTTAATTGATTTTCCCACTCAGGTTTTCCGTATATCACAGACCAAACTGATGTAACTTTGTAATCAACTATAGTTACCTGATCGTCTTTTATTTCTTGCCTATCAACTGCACCTGACAAAACCCAACCATCAATTTCTTGATAAAGTCTTTCCTCAGTTATAACATCGTTAGATTGTTTTGAGTTTTCTAAAACAGAATGAACCGCAGTCCCAAATAATGCCCAAACCATATCAACTGCATCAACCTCTATTTCATGATCGTGCTTTTCTTTCATTAATCTTATCTTGGGGCTATCTATCAAGGTAGTGACAGATATGTCAGCTTTACCTTTACTGTATTTATCGTTTATGGCAAAGTCCACAAAAGGTTGTGGCATACCAAACTTGTTGGTTATTTTCATGTAATTTTCTCCTTACGCAACTTTATAGATAATAGGAATACCAACTTATGTCAATAAAAACCCATAAAAAAATAAATTTTATTATCGAGGGAGAACCCGCAAGTAAGGGAAACTCAAGAAAAATAGTCACATTTGGCAAGAGACCCGCCCTGATAAAATCTGATAAAGCTAGAAACTACGAGAGAATATTTGCTTTGCAATGCCCCCAATTAGAAAATCTTATTGAAACTGATGTAAAAGTAGAGTTAATTATATACTACTCTTCGAGAAGACCTGATCTAGATGAAAGTGTTGTCTTGGATTGTATGCAAGGAAAAATATATGCTAATGACAGACAAGTTAAGCAAAAGTACATATATTGGGGATTGGATAGAGAAAGACCTAGAACTCATGTCCGAGTGTCGCCTTTGGAAATATGTGATGTGCCAAGCGATTTCTGATCTTTATTTAGGTAGCCCAAAAGAAAAATTAAACGTAGCCACTTGGATGAAGAGCAATGATTTTGATGACGTTTGCGATATGGCTGAACTAAACTCAAGTAAATTAAAAATACATTTAGAAAATATTGCCACTAGCAAACCCGTTGTCGCTAGGTACTTGGGCGAAAGATTAAAACGAGTAATACAAAACAGAAGTTTCCCCAACTAGTTATAACAATACTAGTTATAAATATATAATATATATATACTAGTTATAGCTAGTATTACTAGTATAAGTTAAAATTAACTTTTGGAACACATTGTCTAAGTGGGGGTACTCTAACAAGATAACATTGGTTTCTTAAACTAATAAAATTATTATTTTTTTTCGTTGACTAGGAAATTTTATGGCACTATCTTTTTTGGATTGCGTAGGAGAAAAATATGGAGTTATCATCAAATATTAGGGCAAATGCCCTCAAGTTAGGTAGTGGTCAACATAAGGTTAACTGCCCTTTTTGCTCACATAGCAGAAAGAAAAAAGATCAAAAAACAATGTCACTAAAGGTAGATGACGATGCAGTTGTTTATAACTGTTGGCATTGCAACGAAAATGGTTCTGTAAAGATTGGAGACAATAATTTTAAACTGATAAGGAGAGAGAATGTGGTTCACGCTGTCGATAAAAAGATGTGGGGAAATTTAACAGAAGACAATGGCAGTATCACATACTTGAAGAGCAGAGGCATATCTGAGAATACCGCTAAACTTGCGGGAGTTAAGTTTAAAAAACATTACATAGCATCAGAGAAAAAGGAGATGCCTTGTTTAGTATTTCCATATGTAAACAAGGGGAATACAGAGTTTGCTAAATTGAGATCATTTCCAAATAAAGGTTTTTCGTCTCAGGGATCAGCAGTTAATTTTTTTAATATAGATAATGTGGAAACAAATGATTGGATAATTATTTGTGAGGGGGAGATGGATGCACTTTCATTCATCGAGGTTGGCTACAAATCTGTAGTCTCAATACCACATGGGGCAGTAATGAAAGTCGTTGATGGCAAGGTTGATGCCCATGAAGATAATAAGTTTAAATTTATTTGGAACGCAAAAAAGAAATTAGAGTTGTGTGACAAAGTTGTCATAGCTATGGATAGCGATAAGTCAGGTCAGGCTATGGCTGAAGAAATAGCTAGGCGAGTAGGCAAAGATAGGTGCTTCAAAATAGAATATCCTGAGGATTGTAAGGATGCCAATGATGTTTTAGTAAAGCATGGAAAGCAAAAGTTAGACGATTTAGCATCTAATCCAGTACCTTATCCAGTTTCAGGATTATACGATGCCTCTCATTTTTATGATGAGGTGGATGAGATTTACGAAAAGGGTGTAGGATCAGGAGTTTCAACGGGATACAAGGAAGTCGATCCGCTATATACGATTGTTGAGGGGCAGTTAACAGTTGTAACGGGGCATCCATCAAGCGGTAAGTCTGAATTTGTTGATCAGATTATGGTTAATATAGCTAAAGAAAAAGGATGGAAATTTGGTATTTGCTCATTTGAAAACGAGCCAAGAATACATATTGCCAAGCTGATAAGCAAACATATTGGCAAACCATTCTTTGATGGTGTAACACCAAAATTAAATAAGGAAGATTTAGATAAGGGAAAGAAGTTTGTGCAAGAACATTTTTCTTTTTTGTATCAGGCTGATGGATCGCTATCTACGTTAGAAAGCATTATGGAAAGAATGAAAGTTGCCGTTATGAGGCATGGTGTTAGAGGCATAGTCATTGATCCATATAATTATATTTCAAAAGTTAATTTAACTTCTGAAACTGATTGGATATCAGATATGCTGACTAACCTCAGAGTTTTTGCTCAGGCTCATGGAATACATATTTGGTTTGTTGCTCATCCAACCAAGATGATCAGGAAAGATGATGGAACTGTCCCGCCACCAAAGGGATATGATATATCAGGATCAGCGAGTTGGTTTGCGAAAGCTGATGTAGGATTGACAGTACATAGACCTAATCCGTCTTCATCGAGTATAAGTCAAATTATGATTTGGAAATGCAGATTTAGTTGGGTGGGATCGATTGGTGATGTGGGACTTTCATTTGATAAAGTAACTTCTAGATATAATAGTATGGATAACATAGAAAGCCATGAGGAAATGTTAGCCCCTGATGGATATATATGGGCTAAGAATAAACAAAAGACACAAAAAAAAGTAGAGTATAATAACTACTATGAAAAAGAAGATGACGAAGACTTACCATTTTGACAACAAAACTGTTAAGCCTGAGTTTATAGATAAAACAAATAAAGTTAGAATGAGAGTGGTTGATCAGACTTGCTTAGACAAGTTGCTACTTGATGATAGTATATCGCTAGATGACTTTATGATCTTGGATAAGTTTCAGATGGACTACAATAGATCAGGCATGGTGGGAATAAAGGCATCGAATTACAATCCTAGAATTACGTCTACCTACGACACCACTAGCAATGATAATGAAATACTTAGAAGAAAAGTTACTGAGTGTTTAGGATTTTCTAGATCAGCAGGTGGATCTAGGATATACGATATCCTGATGAAAATACTAACTGATAAGGATTTAACTCGTATTGATATTGAATTTATTAAAAATAATATTTTGGAAATTGTTAAGCCAATAAAAGAATTTTATGAAAGTTGGAGAAATAGTTGACTTAATTAAAAGGTGGGATTATGTTTCGATAAAGTGATTGTTTTCTCAGCATCTCACTTCTTACGCAAGAGGGCGGTGTCTCCAATACCGCCCTCATTCTTTTTCTAAAAGTTTAATTTAACTTCTAATCGTCAAATGTACCGCCACCTCGCATATGCTGAATAGTTGAGGTTGATACTTTGTTTACTCTGCCAATCTTATCTCGATCTGACAGTCTATCAGGAACGTCTTCAAATTTCTCATGCATCCCTAATTCTTTTGGTGTTTTAGATTTGTTTTCTTTTTGGATTTGTATGTGCAAATCCTTTAAAGTGTCTCTAATTCTTAGTTGATCGTGCTTTTTCTTTTGCATAATAGCGATATCTCCTTTAATAGCGATATAAGCCCCGTACAGAGCAGTTAGTTGTTTTTGCTAGTATTCGTACAGAGGGAGGAGGTAACCCCCTCTGTACAAGGCTTAAACGAGCCTTTTTTGTGGCTTTCCATACCTTTGCCCACCATAGTTTGAGAGATCGAGGCTTTACTCACAATAATCGTCACAAAAATAACGAGGGATCACGATTATGTAGAGAGGCATAGCATTTAGGTCGTTGATGAATTTGCAACAAGGCATCCACTTTTACCCACCAAGTTAAGGAGTGATCTCTTCCCTCACTATTCCTTAAAAAAGATACTGTAAAAACTTACAAGTATCATTGTTAAACCAATCGAGCCTATGAATATAGTTATGAGTATTCCCTCAATACTTTGCATATAATATCCATTAGGATTGGCTAATGTTACAATAGACATGAGCATTACACAAATGCCTAATAAGAATAATAATACTCTATCAATATTATCCAT